TGAGACTGCGCTGCGGAAATATCTGGTAAGCCTTCATGCTCTCGCTTGCACTGCCAGCATAAACAACCTCCGCCCACATATTCGTGTCGACAGTCGCCGATACCGTTGGCTGTCCAAAGTCGTCTTGTGTCAGCGTCTCCGCGCGGTGCGTGATATACCTGTCTCGTCGTCCTGCGTTCTTCATGGCTGGTAGATGATGCGGAACGGATTAAGCAACGCGTCAAGTCCGAACTTAAGACGCGTAGTGATAGTGCCAACGATTTCTTCTTGCCGGTTCTCATACATGTGCGCAACCAGCAACCGGATAGCTTGCAGCAATGGCGCAGGTATCGTGGTGTATCCAGCGGTAAATGTCACGACCACAGGCGTAAGCGCATACTCGTAGGTGTGTGGGTAGTCACGGAATGCAATGCGCGCCGGCTGGCTGATGATGTCGGTATACCAATTGGTTGCCGTCAGCGTAGTCAGGTCGGTGTCATAGTCCTTGTCCGCTGTCGTTTGGTACTTGACTTCACTGATCGCGGTGACTGGGCCAATAGGAATGTAGGAGTTGTAGAAGCCAGGCAAGTAGCCACGCGCTGTATAGCTGCCCAGCTTAATGTTGCAGTGCTCTTCTACCCAGCTGATGGCAGCGGAACGCATGGCACCAATAAGCGTATCCTCAAGCGAATGTGTTACGCGTAACTGCGTCTTGAGGTCGGCCACCGTAATGATAGTGTCCTGATCTACAGCCGCGCCGGTGATGTCTACTTGCATAGCCTAAAAATAAGAAAGCCCAGCGCAGTGGCCGGGCTTTCCAATCATATCAATGAAATATCACGCGTCGTCATACACAGACTTGAACGCAGCGCTGTAGATGGTAGCAGCGTCAGCGTACTGGTGGATGCTCAAACGCACCTTGTGTGAGGTGTCGAGCGTGTATGGGTTGACAATAATGTCAAGACCACCGAAGTAACCGAGGACAGCACCCATGTTGAGGTCACCCATCAACGCGGTACCGGTAGCACCAACAGAAGCGTTGAGCACGTCGCTAACGAAGTAGCGGTGTCCGAGCAAGGTGTTGTTGGTCCGGTCGAGTGCAGCATTCACGTTGCTAACGAGAGCAGCATCAGCCAGCGTACCGTGGCCAGCACCGTCGACAATAACAACAATGTTGTTGTAGTCAACACCAGCACCAACCAACTGTCCTTCGAAAGTGACGAGGTCACCAACAGTCAACGCAGCAGCATCGCCGTCGCCACCGTCAGGAACCATAATCTTGAAGGTGTACTTGTCAATCTGCCGGTTCATCTCACGACGCATGTCGTTAGCGATGAGGTTCTCGACAGCTGCACCGCCTTGGATCATGAGCTGCTCGGTTACCGTAGCGAATGCAGAGAAACGCTGTGGTGACAAGCTGGCCTTACCGAGGTCCATTCCGCTGTCTGCAGCTGGTGCAGCACCTTCGTTGACCTCGCTGATAGCAGAAACAGTTGACACCGTTGGAATGTCAGTGTTGTAAGTCAATCCGTTGAGGACGCGACCGCCAGCCTGCTGGAATACAGTTGGTGCAGCGAGCGCCTCGATAGCACCACCGATGTTGGTACCAACAAACTGTCCGCCTTCACCTGTGGCACCCGAAGCAAAGTCACCAGCGGTACCGTCTACGGCAGCACGCATGACCTTGTTTGGAATGCTCAGCATACCGCGCAAAGACACACCACCTTGGCGGGCTTCCTTGCGGGCCTCCTCGGTGAACTCAGCAGCCACACCCGTCACCTTGCCGTTTTGGTAGGCTTCGCGTACAGCAGTTCCGAGGTCAAAGCGGCGCTTCATCCGGCGCAGCTCGCGTGCCTCACCGTGTGATGCCTCACCAGCGAGCACAGCGCTCTCGGCAATCTTAGCGTCCTCACGCTTAACCTTGAGCTTGCGGTCGATGTTGCGGATTTCTTGAGCGAGGTTTTCCATCTCTGCCACGTCAGTGTCAGTCAGGTCACGCTCTTCCAGTTCAGCGGCTTTTTTTACGTCCTCGCGCTGGTCGACGTATTGCTGGCGCAAGGCCTGCAAATCTTTGATTGGAAGATCAGTCATTTTCTTTTTTCTCTTCGGCACGCGCAAAAACTGTGGCGGCCTGGTATGCGGGATAAGTTACAGGACTCACGTCAATTAAACGCGCCACCTTCTCAATTACTCGCACGTCATCAGCGTCCCGCGATTCCTCCCCGATCATGAACGCAAAGCTGCTTTGGTTGATGTCGCCGCGCTTGATCATCTCGTACAAATCTTTGCCCGCTTGCGTGTTGCTCAGCTTGGCGCGGTAGTACAATCCGGTGTCGTCCTGCGACAGCTCCAGCGTTTCGTTGCTGGTACGCGCCAGCGGCACCCCGTCGTGGTTGATGAGCAACCTAACGTCGTCCTGTAGCACGTCAGAGAATGCACCGGGCGCAATGCGCTCTTGGAATGGGCCGATGTCGGTAACGCTGTTGAACACAGCTGCGTAGCCTTCGACCACCAGCTCGTTATCGTTTGCGCGCATCTCAGCTGTGCGGTACTGCACGCCGTTGTCGATGGCCTTCTGTGCCTTGCGCTCACTTACACCGCTGATGTACTTGCGCACTTCGCTGATGCGGTCCTTGTCGGTGCCGGGTGTATTGGTGTAGATCGCCACCAACTGCATGTATGTAGCCTTGTCGGTGCGGCGGCTGATGTTGTGCAGCGCGCGCCGCACGTAGTTAGCCAAGTGGTTGTCCGTTGTCATTGCTTGAAATTTTGTCGGAATAGGCCTGCATCTTGTCAATGCTTAGTTGGTTGACCTGGACCAAGTGTTGGTCGCCGCCGCTGATGGGGTTCAGTTCCTCAGTGCCGCGCACCTCGTTGATGTTCATGACTCCGTTTTGTAGCATCTGCGTGTAGAAGTTAGCACGCGCCTGCATATCGCCACGGAATAAGTCATTCAACGAGAACTTGAAGTAGTGGTTGCGCGCTTCGCGCAACGTGAGCAGCTTCGATTGCAACTCTTGTTCGATGCGCTTGGCCCATGGCAGGACCGTGTGTCGGGCAAACATGAGGTTTTGCTGCTCGACGTTGTTGTATGTCGTTTGGCTTTCGAGCTGAACAAGCGCAGGAGGTACCGAAAAGATGCGGCAAATCTCCTCGGCTTGAAACTTACGCGTCTCAATAAACTGTGCTTCTTCCGGTGCAATGCTGATGCGGTTGTATTTGAAACCAAATGGCAGGAGCTTGGTGCCTGCGCTTGTCTGTGATGCGTTCCACGACCGCTGCAGCATCTCCATCTGTTCAGACTTGAGCGGCTGATCTGATGACAGTACGCCGGTCATCTGTCCACCGTTGCCGAAATACTGCGATCCGTAGTCCTGCGCGGCTTGAGCCAGTCCGAGGTTCTCGCGGTGCAGCTGAATGGGTGAGCGGCGCTGTAGGTTGCAAATCTCAAGCATGTCCTCCTGTGCCACCACAGTGTCATCGGCCAGCTTGAAAAACACGCGCTTGTCAATTATGCGGCGCTCGACCTGGTCAGTGTCCACACAAATCAGTGCCAGCGGAATACCACCCGCGCCGCGCTCAATGACAGCGTATCCGCAGCCTTTTAGTACAGCTTGCGAAATGATACTCTCCCAAAAGTAGAAGGCTGTTTCGTAGGCGTTGGGCCGATACACGCACACGTCGAGCGCTGGGTGCTCCGTAATCATGTCGCGGCGCTTGCCGTCGGTGGTGTACAGGTTCAGGCTTAGGCTGGCCAGCGTGCTGCTGATTTTGTACACGCACGCATACACCGTAGAGATGCGGATGCTGGTGTCGTGGGTCATGTTTGCACCCGCTGCCGTCGGTCCGTATAGGCCGACCGCCGCGATCACATCCTCTGGCCTGTCTAGGCCGATGCGCAACCGCGCTTCTTTTACAAATTTCTGTAGCCTATTCGCCATACGTGCAAGATAAAAAAAGGAGACGGCACCGTTGCGCCGCCTCCTTCAAAACCAAAATGTATCCAATTACAAGCTAATGACCTGCAATAGCGGCTCACTTGTCTGAGCGTTGTTAAAGTAACACCCCATAGCCATTATGCTGGCCACAATGCCGTCTACTTTCTGACTCTCGCTGTTTTTCTTTTTGGTCACCTTAATGTTGTCGGCTTCGTCGCGCGCAAGATGTACGCACCCCATCTGCCAGCGCAGCACATCGTGCCCGCCGTGGATGACCTGGCCTTTACATAGCAGCACCTCGAACTGTTTGGTGGGGTAGCTCATTGACGCGTAGCCTTGGCCGAAAGGTTGGCACTCGATGTTGTCAAGGAACGGCACCACCAAATGTGCTATGTATCGGTCATACGCAAGCGCTTGCAGGTCATAGTCGACAGCTACTTGCATAATGTGATTGCGGACCGCAATCATGTCGGTCACGTTGCCTTCCGTAATCGTGACCATTCCCATGCGCTCAAACGTGTAGTAGTCGATACCACCGCTGAGGCTCTTGTTGTTGGCCTTATCCTCGTTGACGAAGTGGTGACACTTCAGATAAAAGCAGTCGTTGGCATCGTCGCGGAAGATTAGCGCCACAGCTGTTAAGTCTTTGGTGCTTGATAGGTCCATGCCAGCGTAACACGGCAGCGTCT